ATACGTCGTCATTGTACGACGTATGCGTAGAACTGTTAGTTGTGTTGAAACCTCTGTAAGTAGTCGTTTTAACACGACGCTGCAGAGCTATATATATGCACTTTCTATTTACTGGGTGAAGAAAACACCTCCTTCGGGTAAAAAATTACGCCCCAACTCGCCCCAACAACATTTGATTGGGTACAGCTCATTAAGAGATTTGTCGAGCTATGTCAGAGCCTATTTTCTGACTAATTGAAAGAGCGGTATGCTTCTTTAAGTGAATCCGCCACCTATTTATAGGTAGAGCAAATCCAACCGAAGGCTTTATGCTTTCAAACTTGATTCCCAGAGTTAAGGGACTAAACATCACGCAAGTAGATTGCGGTTCCGTTGAGTTTTAGCACGGACCCTACAAATAATTACAGCCAGTAGGGAAAAGATGGCCTATCCGAGTTCATACTTAACTATTACGGCACTTTTGTTATTGTTTTCAGAAGTGTTATGTCTAGTATGGACGTAGCGGTAACACGCGCCCTGTGATATACAGAGTGAGAAGTAGATATTGATATAAGGTCGATATTGAAAGACAGCCATGACTTTCGCAGAATCTTCTATGTAGATTTGAAGGAGCTTGCTCCTAGTCTGTAGAAGCGCCGAAGTTTGTTTGCTGGTGGTTCTAAACAGAGACACTTGTTTTTGTTTAGGCTGAACCTCACAGTTATATGATCTGAGAGCGTCTCATTGCCCATGAGACAGCGCTCAATGAAGATCGCGGCAGCTGATTAACAATCAGTCAGAGCTTCAGGGAACCTTCCACAAGATTCAATGAATCGGGGCAACTCGGTCATTGGGTCTTTGGAGGTACTTGGATATTGTTAATTCAATCACGAGTACTTCTAAGGACACCAATACCACAACTGCTAGCACAATGGCAAGTGCTGAAAATCCTAAAGTAAAGGATAGCAGAGACTTCACTGAAGTCAAGAAGCGGAGGAGAGTACCGAGGATGGTACCAATAAAGGAGGAGACGCCAGCTGAAGTGGCTGAAGAGATATTCGGAGACGATTGGTTATTAGATCCTAGCTTGGATGACCTACCGTCACTGGATGGGAAATATTCTGCTTGGACACCCCAATCAAGTAGAAGAAATAAGAAAGAGGTTAGAACTCGGAAACACAAAATTCGAGTGAAGAAAGTGAAACCTCACGCCGTCGAAAAGAAAGTAAGATTCGAGGCAGAACATGATGCTTTGCGAGAGCATCAGCGGAAGCAGGAAGAAATTTGGCGACAAGATCTTCTTGCTGAGGAATATGTTGATATTGCTGAGTCAACACCCCCACAAGCAGAGTCACAAGGTGTGACAGGAGAGGTAGCAGAACTTCTCAAAACAGTGGGAGACACAGTTTTAGCAGCAGGGGAAGACGAAGAACTCATGGGATGGGGTTCTCACCTAGAAAATTTAATAATTCTAGGCTATCAAATATCCCGCGCTCAAACGTTCACTGATGTGTTTGTTGCTACGGTAGCATACATAAAAATGAACACACAGAAGTCTGTGATGAAATCTATTCTTGAAATCATAGATGAAGTGTGCAAAACACCAGAAGTGACGGAGGTGAAACCACACGGGTGGATTTCAGCCGACGATGTGCTGCAAGGCTGGGACCTTTTGAAGACCAACACTATCTTCACGAAGGTATCCTATTTGATGTCAGCAGCTATGTCACTGTCTGTCTGTTCAGTGAAACAGATTGAGTGGAGCCCAATGGGGCTCAAATTGATTGCTATTGAGGCTGCGAAAGAACAGCTCAAAGCAGTAGATGTGATTGATGCTCTCATCCACACCTTTAAATGGTTTGCCGAAACTGGGTGGGAAGTAATGGAGCAGAAGTCACTGGTTCCGCTATTGTATTCGAACACAAAGATGCAAAAGTTCAACGAGGAGTGCGACTATGTACTTGCTCATGCAGAACAAGCAGTGGCGGGCAACTTGGGTGAAATTAATGACTTTGAGTTTAAGGTCGAAACGGTATTACGCCAAGTCTGTGAAATGAAAGCAGTTAAGTCAGACGGACCAACTGCATTGTGGCTCCAAAAGAAGTATGAGGAGCTAATTAAAATTAAATTCCAGATTGTGGCAAAGCACCGCAACACCCAAATCCGGTTTGCACCCTTCGGCATGGGTATAACCGGTTCGTCTGGAGTAGGAAAGTCTACTCTGGCAAAAATTGTGATGAAAACGTCACTGGCAGCAATGGAGTTTGATACAGACCCACGTCGTATCATAACGAAGGACATGTTTGACCAGTATGATTCCACTTACACATCTGATATATTAGGTATGTTTATGGATGATGTTGGGAATGGAAAGTCCGAATTTGCCAAAACTTCGCCAACTGATATTATTATTAAGTTTTTCAATAATATGGCAGCACAAGCTGTCAAAGCGGAGTTGAACGCAAAAGGAGTTGTTTTTATTGCTTTTAAGGTAGGAGTTTTGACATCGAACTTTGATAATTATAATGTCACTCACTACTCTTGCAAGCCTGAAGCAACGCTGCGTCGTTTTTACCACACACGCACACGTGTTAAGCCTAAATTTCGTAAGAAAGGTGGTATTTCATTAGATGCGACACACCCTGATCTAATCGGGGCATCCCTCACGACAGATGTATGGGAAGTCGACATTGAAGAATGCCATATCTACGAAGGTAAAACAGGCAAAGACGCATATAAATTTCGCATTTTAGAAGTTCGTTTGGCGGATGGACGTGAGATTTATTGCAAAAGTCTTGACCTGGACACATATCTGGACGTGGTTGTGCATCTAGCAAAAATCCACAAGATTGTTCAAGAAAGCGTAATCAAACGCGCGGAAGAATTTGATCAAGTGGAAATGTGCAGTATTTGTTGCCGACCCGTTCCAATTTGTAAATGTCCAGCACCTGTAAAGGCAGCACGTGAAGCTCTACGTAAAGAGCAAGACGGCGATGACACTCCCAAAGACAAAGAGGTAAAACCTCATGCTTTCGAGCAAATCGGAGATGTTATCGCAGATGCGGCAATCGGATCTGTAAAACGTTATATGGAAAAGTGGCTTAATCCCTTTGGATTTATGAACACTCTCCTAGGTTATAGACCCATTAAGTCAATGGCTACCCGTCAACTCACGTCAGAAATGACACATGTGATAAACGAGACGGCAACACCATGGCTTGTGGCAGTCACACCAGAATGGCTTTTACAGACCACCCCGTTCCAAAGGTCAATAGATATGTGGCAAAAGTCCGCTGCTGCATATGACCTGCGACGCCAAGTGAAACTTGGTGTCGCAATCATAGGATCCCTGGCTGGAGTAGCCTTGTATAAGCGCAATTATAAAGCAACAGGCGCTTTAATTGGCACTTCCTGGGGATTAACATTGCTTGGATATTCGCAGTATCGAGCACGTATTCGTCATTATCAAAATGAGTTTTTGCGTCGGCGAGACGCACTACCTGAATTTGCAAAGACGATTCGTGATTCGCGAGCCACCAAAGGAGCATTTGTTGTTTCATCACTTGTGGTGGGACTCAAGTTGTTTCAAATGTGGAATCAACGGCGATTAGACAAGGAATCAACTCCCGCAGGAGCACTCGATGACATGGATAGTCAACCTTCGTGGTTTGGCTTCATGATGAAACGAATGGGTGTTTCTGTGGATACGACAGATAAAATGAAGAGGTCGTCACCAGAGCAACTTGTATCTATGTTTAAAAAGAACAACTTGTTTTGGGCAGAATTTGAACGCGCTGATGGATCGAAGATTCGATGTAACATTTTCTTTCCACGAAAAAGCGTAGCGCTGTTTCCACGACACATTTTCTATCCAGGAAGTGATATGTCAAAGCAGCCCACAACTCTTTTAACTGTCACCGTCCATCGAGACGGGCAACACGCTGGTGGTGTGTTTCGCTTTAAGTGCGATGAAACTACCTTTGTCACTAGCTCAAAACATGATTTAGTTTGTGTTTATGTGCCAAACTGTCCTGATTTAAAGGATAGAAGTGAGACGTTTCCTATTTCTCACCCACAGGGAACAGGCGTTTGCCAATTTTTAGTGAGGAAACAAGAGGAACATCTCGAAGGCCGTGTAACAGTCACATTTGGACCGAGAGGTCACAAGTATGCAAAGTTTTATGGCGGCCACTACTACACGGAGCTAGCGCAGGACGGAGCCTGCATGGGCATATTACTTGCTGAGACGAAAGAACCCTATATTGCGGGATTTCACATTGGCGGAGAAGTAGCGTCCAAGTATGGAGTAATGCAGACTATAACATTGTCTGAATACAAAGATTTGGAGCTCGCTCTGCGTGCAAAACCCGGCATTTATCTTTCAGCTAATGCAGTTGATTTGCCAGAAACCCAGTTTGGTAAGAAGGTCAAACACAGTAGTGAAGTCCATCCACACAGTATGGCTGCAAAATTAGATAGCAAGTCTTATGTGGATGTGTTGGGATCTACCCGTTTACGTTCTACGCAGAAAAGCACAGTGAGAAAATCTGTGATATCAAATTCTGTTAGTGAACATTGCGGGGTGCCTAACACATGGGGACCACCACCAATGGAACCAAATTGGGAAGGATTCAACAAAACGATGGTACACCTTGTTAATCCGTCAGAGCCATTTGCTCCAGTAGCAGTTGAACGAGCTCGACAAGATTGGATGAAGCCATTAATTCCTTTGATGAAGGAACATAGGCGCAAGGAAAATTTCCGTCCGTTGAACGACCACGAGATGGTGATGGGAGTTGCTGGAAAGCGATTCTTAGATGCCATCCCCATGAACACAAGCATGGGATCCCCCGTATATGGAGCCAAGAAGCACCACTTTGACGAGTTTGTAGATGAACAGTCAGTTTTGCACCGAGTGCCACAAGCACACGTACGGGAAGAAATGGACCGCATTTTTGCGTGTTGGGAGCGCGGCGAGCGCGCTTACCCACTAACAGCGGCCACATTGAAGGACGAACCCACACCTGAAGATTCAGAGAAAGTGCGAGTATTTCAAGCTGTAGCAGTATGCTTGGGATTATATATTCGTAAATATTTTCTGCCAATCGCCAGGTTTTTGAGCCTTCATCCGCTTGTTTCAGAGAGTGCAGTAGGAGTTAATGCTTTTTCTCAGCAATGGGAAGAATTAATGAAACACTCTACACAATTCTCAACCAATGGAGAGGTGTTAGCGTGGGATTATTCTAAGTATGACGTTAGAATGAATTCACAAATCACACGAGCTGTCTTTGCTTCATTTATTGATTTAGCACGCGTGGGAGGTTATTCCGAACACGATTTGTACATCATGGAGCAGATGGTTGTGGATATTACACACCCTCTTATGGATTGGAATGGAACTCTGATTCAAGCCTACAATTCGAACACTTCTGGTAATAACATTACCGTTAACGTAAATGGGACAGGAGGATCTATCTATGTTAGACTAGGATTCTTTGATACCTACCCTGACGAACCGGATTTCCGCTCTAAATGTGCGGCCTTAACATACGGTGATGATTATAAAGGGAGTGTTCACATTAGCAACCGAAACTTTAATTTCTTAACATATAAAGCGTTTTTGGCAAAACATGATATTAAGATTACGCTTCCGGATAAGAGTAATGACGTTGTTGAGTTTATGCATGATGAAGATGCAGATTTTCTTAAGCGAAATTCGAATTATATTCCAGAAATTGGACATTCGATTGGAGCGTTAGATGAGAAATCTATTTTCAAATCATTGCACTCAAATCTCAAGTCAAAGTCTCAAACTCCACTTGAAGTTTCGATCAGTTGCATCGAGGGCGCCATGCATGAATGGTTTGCCCATGGGAAGGACGTTTACAATCAACGTCAGGAACAGATGAAGAAAGTCTGTACTGACATGGACGTCACTATCCCAGCTGTTTGGACCACCTTTGAAGAGCGGGTGGACCACTGGAAACAGAAATATACGAGCTCTGAGGCAATACTCCCTCATGGTGAGGAGTGCCAACCAAACACAAATACGTGTGAATGCCATGATCACACACCCACACATCCTGTGAATACATGGACGCGGTCCACAGCGTCGAAGTCAACCAAGTGGACACAACCTTGTAATGAGGCGGACATTCTTCCGCAAGCATTGGATGATGCGAATCTCGACGAAGGCTTTTTGTCGGGAATGGTTTCTTTTCTTACCTATGCAGGTATGGCTCTTTTTGAAGATTTCTTTTCTTCAGTAGAGGCTGAACCGCAAGGTGAGGAAGACCAGTTACAACCCAACGGTGACATCATGGATGATCCAGAGGATATTGATGTTGAGGGTATTTTGGATATTGTCATTCCTTCTCAAATGACGACCCACATGCCTTCCTACAACAACTTATGTCCTGACTGTAAATTCTTTGGACCCGATTGTTGGTGTAACGTTTCTCCTCAGGCAGAGGAGATGGGCAACACGCAAAAAGTGGAGCAAGGTACTGAGTGGACCTCAGAACAAAACGTTACCTTTAAGGATACTCATCCTGGGTACGCATTGTCAACTCACACCAATTTTGATTCAGTTCGAGATGGTCCACTGATCCAAGATGCAACACTCGACGAGTTCTTTTCTCGTCCAGTGCGCATAGCATCTTATGACTGGGGAGTCGGTACAAGTTTATTTCAGACCTTTAATCCCTGGACGCTCTATTTTAACAACGCGCGTGTTGTTAACAGAATCTCAAATTACAAGTTAATGCGAGCGAATCTGTGTGTTAAAGTTTTGATCAATGGTAATTCCTTTCATTATGGAAGAGCTATTGTATCCTACACTCCTTTGCACACCCTCGATCAAATGACTGTAACCCGAGCATTCTTAGATGCTGATGTAGTTGCGGCTAGTCAGCGCCCACACATTTACCTGGATCCAACCAATTCTCAAGGTGGAGAACTATGTTTACCATTTTTCTTTCACAAAAACTTGATTGATATCGTTGGAACAGACTGGACACAAATGGGTGATATGGATTTATTTTCAATTCAAGGCCTCAAACATGCTAATGGAGCAGTTGATTCTGTTTCGATAACTGTTTTTGCATGGGCAACAGACGTCCGTTTTGCTATTCCAACTCAAGCAGAACCTGGTTCTATTGCACCACAAGCCGAAGAATATGGAAGTGGTCCTATTTCTAAACCAGCTTCAGTGATTTCAAATATTGCTTCCAAACTCACAATGGCACCAGTAATAGGAGTGTTCGCAAGAGCAACTCAAATTGGAGCTGATGCAGTAGGAGCGATGGCGTCACTGTTTGGTTACAGTAAACCACCCCAACTTGTCGTTTCCCAGTTTAGACCAGTAACTAAAGGGCAAATGGCACTCACTGTAGGAGAAGATGACGTACATAAGTTATCTGTGGATCCAAAACAGGAGTTGTCGGTAGACCCTAGAACATCTGGTTTAGGTGGAGAAGACGAAATGTCTATCCAGGCAATCGCGTGTAGGGAATCGTACCTGACAAATTTCGATTGGGCAGTCGGAACAGGTGTAGAAACCCTACTTTTCAACGCTGTGGTTGATCCTCTATTACATAGAGTTCAATCGAACGAGTTGCATTTTACAGCAACAGCATTTGCAACCCTCCCATTCACATACTGGAGAGGTTCAATGAAGTTCAGGTTCCAAGTGGTATGTTCAAAGTATCATAAAGGTCGTTTAAAGATCGTTTACGATCCAAACGGCACACCAGCATCGGGAGCAGAATATAATACTGCTTATACAACGATTGTGGATATTGCCGATACGACTGATTTTACTATCACATGCTCATGGGGACAGCCAACAGCGTACAGAAAACATCTCACTTTACCATTAGGAGAAGGCGATATGTTTGCAACAAGCGCATTAACTTACGCAGCAAACGCCGTCGACTATGGTAACGGTACCATCGCAGTATATGTGGTGAACGAATTGACTGTTCCAGATAGTACAATAGACAATGATATTAGTATCAACGTCTTTGTATCAGCGGATACAGACTTTGAGGTAGCACAACCGTCGAGCGAAACCATTTCTAAATTTCGACCATTGTTCTATGCTCCTCAAGGAGAAGAAGTTCTACCACAGGCTGCAGAGGCACCGCCTGAAGAGAAAGAGCGTATGGATTCGCGACCCTACGCACCACCAGTTCTAGATCAGGCTGGAACAACAATACCTGTTGATGATTATACCAACTATATCCATTTTGGTGAGTCAATTCGATCTTTCCGAACACTCGTTAAGCGATACAATCTACATGAAACAGTCGCAACATCAAACGAACCAAGTGGAACTCACATAGTTGGGTGGAGATCACGTCAGGCGCTTCCTTTTGAACCAGGAGTGTCCGCAACAGCAGGTACAGTACCCTACACACTCTCAGGCGGAGAGTATGCCTATGCACAAATGACTTTAATTAGATATTTGTCGCTAGGTTATGTGGGGTGGAAAGGCAGTATCCGATGGATGTATGATTGCACAAATATATCGAACGGAAGCCGAAACACATCAATTTTAGCATCACGGGCACCTGACCCTCCTTTAAATGTTGATAACGATGTAGTTATAGGCACAGCCGATACTGCCGCAGTACAGGCCGCATTGCAAAATCTATATGATGACTGCAACGGCGAAAATGGAGCAGTAATTGCGAATCAAATCGTAAACCCTGTAATCAATTTTGAGGTTCCCTACTACTCAGAATATCGATTTGCTCCATGTAAACAACGAGTTAAGTTTGACTCAACAAGTGGGACCGCGATGCCGTATTACAAAGTACAGTATCGCCTACAAACAAGTGGACTAGAGAGCCACATCTTCACTTATTGTGCAGCTGGTGAGGATTTTTCTCTATTCTACTACAACGGACCGCCGATTCTATATTACGAATCGTCGTTCCCTACAACCTAAACGTCGTGAGAGCCCACGACACGGGAATACGCAGTAGTCTCGTTGGCAGTAACCAGAATTTTTAGCTCTAATTTAGAAGCTCCGGTTACCGCCGGAGTGAAAATCTCATTGTACATATTTGAGATCCCATGTGGTTTTATGAGCTCAATTTATCTATACTGTCAGATGAAAATATCTGGC